GCGATCTCTGAATTCTCTGCTGACCCTGCAATGTCTGGTAACTCAAACAGTGCATGTCCAACAGAATTTGCGGTTAAGGGATTCGTAACTCGTGGTTCAATGGGTACTAAAGCGATGACACCTCCTGTAGGTACAACCGCTCAAAGACCTGGCGGTATCGATGATGAGTTCAACACTGGTGCGTTGAGATTCAACACAACATTGGGTGCTCTTGAGTACTACAACGGAACTGCATGGATTCAGCCTGGAGTTGAGGCATATAGCACAATCAACACATCTCAAACTGTTGTTGATGGAACTAACTACTTCGTTAATACAAACGGTGGTGGTGTTACTGCTACTCTCCCATCATCTCCTAACTTAGGCGCTAAGGTTACATTCTATGATATTGCGAAGACATTTGATTCTAACGCATTGACAGTCGCTGGTAATGGAAAACTAATTCAAGGGGATTCTAACAACCTAACTGTTAACACAGAAAGTGCTGCATTTAGTTTAGTATTCTCAGGTGATTCATACGGTTGGAGAATCTTCTCCATCTAATATTTGATGATTTACATTATGATTATTTTTTACCACATTTCGAGATAATAAATGGCCGATTATAGAGCATATCGACAAATAAGATCAGACCAGTTACCTGATGGAGTCATTGATTCCACCAAGTTACAGTCTGGTGTGGCCCCAAGATATTGCGTAAAGCACATCTTCGGTCATCCATGTTACTGTACGCCTGGTTGTTGCTGCGCTTGGGTAGTACCTTCTGGAGTTGAAAGAGTAACTTTTGAACTCTGGGGTGCTGGTGGTAATGGAAGTGGTGCATGTTCATGTAACAGATGTCAACATTTCCAAGGTGCTGCTGGTGGAACATATAACACTAAGACAATAACTACGACTGCTGGTTGTACTTACTCAGTTTGTGCTGGTGGTGTTTACAGATGTTGTTCAAGAGAATGTAATGGTTGCGAAGGATGTTCTTCCTACGTTAATGGTTATAACTTAAGTAACTTCTGTGCTCATGGTGGTGCAAGAGGTTGTGCAAACGCTGACTGGTCAGTTGTATGTACATCTAGAGCATGGTGTTGTGTATCGCCTGGAACTTGGGGAGGAGACTTCGCAATGGCGGGACACCAAGATGGTTTCTCAGGTCACTGGAACTGTCACTGTACTGGTGATATTAATAACCACTGTACAACAGGTGCTCCATTCTTGGTAGCAAGTACAGAAAACCAGTTAGACCAGTGTTGGATACGTTGCGGTTGTTGGACTGCTCCATATGCAACTGGTGGTATGAGTGCCATGACTACATATTGTGGTAGTGGACATTGTGGTCAGGGCGGTCAAGGCGGCTCTGGAATGGTAAGAATTACATACCTATAAAAGGAACTAATGGCTAATTATTCATCATACAAGATAGTAAACGGAGATCAATTTGTTGGTGCTGCAGTGACAGCTACCAAGTTTAGTGGTTCTCCTAACTCATCCTACGGTGTTAAATGGTTCTTCGGAACTATGTGTAGGTGTTCACCTGGCTGTTGTTGCCTTTGGTCTCTCCCATCTGATGTCCAAAACATGTGGGTTCAGGCTTGGGGTGCTGGAGGAAATGGTACTGGTGCATGTTCATGTGATAGATGTCATCACTACGAAGCTGCTCAGGGTGGATACTACAACTCTAAAATGATCGAGACAACTGGTGGTTGTCAGTACACAGTTTGTGCTGCTGGTGTTTATCCATGTCTCTCTAGAGAGTGTTATGGATGTATGGGTTGTACTTCTTATGTAAATGGATACAACTTATCAAACTTCTGTGCTATTGGTGGACAGAGAGGAAACGCTAACCCAAGTTGGACTGAGGCTTGTGCTTCTGATAACGCATGTTGTAGAGCGCCTGGAAACAACGGAGGAGACTTCGGAATGGGAAACCATACTGGTGCATGGTCAAACTCTAGACATGATACCTACAGAGGTTGGTGTCACTGTTATCATTATGGACATTCTCCAACGTCTGCACCTTTACTTGGTACTACTGCAATGCAGTCAACCAGAGAGTGTTGGATTCGTTGTGGTTGCTGGATCGTTCCTTATGGTCACGGAGGAATGAACGCCATGACTACATATTGTGGTAATGGTCACTGTGGACAGGGTGCTACTGGTGGCGGTGGTCTAGTCAAAATTACTTACTTCTAAGAAGCAATGGCAAGTTATTCAAGTTACAAACAGATATCTAGCGATATGGTCGCAGCTGGAAGTATACCTTCTAGTGCTATTGCATCGGGAACTTTTTCAAACTGGTGTGTTAAGTGGGTTTACGGCCCTCCAGGCAGTGTTTGTAGTTCTGGTTGTTGCTGTGCTTGGACTGTTCCAACTAACGTAACACGAATTACATGGGAAATATGGGGTGCTGGAGGAAACGGACACGGAGAATGTAACTGTAACCGTTGCGGAAACTGGCACGCTGCAGGTGGAGGATATTATAATACAAAAACTCATGATACTACTGCTGGATGTGTATATTCAGTCTGTGCTGCTGGTACATATGGATGTTGTTCAAGAGAATGTGTAGGATGTCAAGGATGTGCTTCATATGTAAATGGATATAATCTTTCTAACTTCTGTGCCATAGGTGGTGCAAGAGGTTGTTATACTAATGATTGGTCTGCACATTGTTATTCTGAATTCCAAAACTGTTGTGTTCAGCCTGGTGCATGGGGTGGAGACTTTGCGATGGGTAATCACGCTGGTACTTCATACAGACCTGGCGGTTTCAACTGTCACTGTTTCTTCAACAATGACGCCACTCCAACTGGTGCTCCATTCATCGGAACTCTAGGTGTTAGTTACGGTGTTAGACAGTGTTGGATTCGTTGCGGTTGTTGGACTGTTCCATACGCACATGGTGGACAAGGTGCTACTACTTCTTACTGTGGAAGTGGTCACTGTGGACAGGGTGGACAAGGTGGATCAGGACTCGTTAAGATCACTTTCGTTTAATCCGAACAACAAAATTTGTCAAAAGAGGGTTATAAACCCTCTTTTTTTATAAATAGTCCCGAAGGAGTAAACCCGAATAAATCCGAAATGGCAACAAAAATTATTTCACAAGGTTGGCAACTATCATTGCCCAACAGTTTTCTCGTAGACCACTCATTTAGTGATGGTAAACAAAGAGATCAAACATACGATGGCCCAGACAAGATCTATCTACAAATTGGTGCAGATGGAAAAGAAAAGTATGGCCCACTCACAGAAGACGACATTGCAGATGGTCGTCCAAAACCAGCTGACGTAGTTCAGTGGTACGAAGTAGACTGTGCTAGATCAAATCTACACACACTTATCTGTCAACTCAGAGGCCCTGTCATTGATGAAAAAGAAGAAGACAGAAACGTTCCTCTAGATCAGGTAGTAAATCATCCAGGCTCACCAGACTTAACATCTGATGGATATGAAAGGTTTACATATAGTTCAGTGTTATTCCCAGATGACATCTATGACTTTGAGAGTGTTACAGTTGCAAATCCAGGCAGTGCTGGCCCTGATGACATTTCTATCACTGCATTTACAGCTAAACAAAAGTTGAATGGTGCAGATGAAGACAAGACTTGGGACATGGTTAGAAAGCATAGAAATGACGAACTAGAACGTACTGACTCTATGATTGCAGAAGACATGCCTGATGACATGAAGACTAAACTGAAAACATTCCGTCAACAGTTAAGAGATCTTCCAGCTAAAATGGCTGCTGCTAGTGTTGAACCAAACATTGCAGACTTGATGTTCCCACAGAACCCATTGCATGTAGATCCTCCAACAGATCCAGCTGATGGTGATGCTAGTTTGACTCCATCATGGAAGCCCCCTGCAACATAAACTTTTATATATAAAATAATTCATCAAGATCCTCCTAATAAGGGGATCTTTTTTATTAGATGTTTGAAGTAAATCCAGTAAAAATTTCACATATACAAAGATGTTACGATCATTGGAAACACAATGATTTTGGTTATATTTACCGAAAGGTATTCATCATAGATGATTTCTATAAGAATCCTGATGTGGTAAGAGACTATGCCTTATCTTGTGAAAGGACAACTGATCAAGAACTTTGCGGCGGTTTAATAGGATCGAGAGTTGTAGAAGATAGACAAGATATGATTGATATTCTTCAACCAGTATTTGCAGAGCTATGTCAACATTCTGAGTGGAAAAATTTAGAATATGATGATGCTGAGTTTAAAGGAAAGTGGGATAATATGAAATTCATGGTAAATCATACCACACATGATGACATAATGAAAAAATTTACTAAAACTGTTTATACTTTTACTCACCATAAAGATAATATTGGATCTAAGTGGGCTGCATTAGTATACTTAAACAAAGATGATGAGTGTGAAGGTGGTACACAGTTCTATAAATTTCAAGAAGACCATGCATATCCTCACAAATATGACATAAAAAAAGATATAATGTTTACAAGTGAGATGAAATATAATAGAATGGTGTTATATGAGTCTAGGCAAACTCACGGTGCTGAATTGGATAGGACAATGTTTAAGAAATATCCTCGTCTGGCACAGGTATTTTTTATGTAACTATATAGTACAGGAATTATGAAAACTATGAGATCGAAAGCGTTTTTTGTTAATGGTGGGGCTGGTAGAGTAATAAGTTCAATCCCTGCATTTGAAAAATATGCAGAGACACATGACGACTTTATTATTGTGTGTGAGGGTGGAACAGACTTCTTCAAAGGACACCCAACATTAGATCATAAGGTATATGATCACTGGCACAAAAATCTTTTCCAAGAACATATAAAACAAAGAGACTGCGAGAGTCCAGAACCATACAGAGTATGGGACTATTATAATCAAAAATGTAATTTGTCACAGGCATATGATATTGCAATCAATGGGTTAGATGAACCTAGAGAGTTGCCTGCACCTACAATAAACCTTAATAAGATGGAAGTTATTTCGGGATATAATATTGTAGAAGAAGTAAAATCAGTAACTAAGAAAGATAAAGTTATAGTAGTTCAACCATTTGGCAGATCAATTGAAAAAGTTGGTGAGTTTATGGCGGATGCAACTTCAAGAAGTATGTCTCTTGTTGGAGTTTGTGATATTATAAATCAACTTAAAAAAGATTATGCAGTAATCATAATGAGTGAATACCACTTCCCACTTGAGGAAAAAGAGGATAGTGCTAAACATCAAGTAGCAAGGCCACAAATCAGTGACATGAGAGTATGGTCTGCTGTTATTGAAGTTGCAGATCATTTCTTAGGTTGTGATAGTATGGGACAACATATTGCAAGAGCTCTCAATAAAACTGCTACTGTAGTTGTTGGTTCCACATATCCAGAAAATATAAGTTATCCTGGCCACAAGGACTTTGATATAATTGATGCTGGAAATGGTCGTAGAGAGTATGCACCAATCCGAATCACTATGGATGAAAGAGTTGATAGATTCAATGATGAAGCAATGGAATTGAGTAAAGACCATATTACAGAGATAGTAGATTCATGTAAGAAAAGATTAGGTAAACCAAGAGCATATACTGGTACTTTTGTTCCTCCACAACAACAAGAACAGTCTTGTTCACCAAGTCAACAACCATCAATGCCTCAACAACAAGATGCATTTCAGTTAGCGGGTGGTAATAAAATGTCTCCAACAGAATCAACATTACCATTCTCAGGAGCACCTAAACCTAGTTTCACATTAAATCAACCAAAACCAAAACCAAAATCTAATAAAGGATTTAAACAAGAAATTAAAAATTTGTTAAAATCTGATGGACAAGCTTTAAAAATTGAACAAAAATAATGACTCAATGGATTGCTGCAATTGCTAGAGGTCATAACTCTGGTATTTGTTTACTTAGGGATGGTGAATTAGTTCTTTCAATTGAAGAAGAAAGATTCTCTAGAAAAAAATATGATGGGGGCCCCTTAGCTTCCATAGTTAAGATATTGGAATATACCGATACCTTAGATTATCTTGTGATTGCACATACACAACCATTAGACCAAGCGGGTTCAATAGACTTTACTGGTGAAAATATGTACACTGGTATCGCTAGAAAACTGGGTTTGATTGATAGAAAAGCAGATCTCTATAATCATCCACAGGTGATTGATATGAGTCGTTATCATCATAAACTTCACTCATCCTGTGCTTTCTTTAGATCAGGATTTAAGAGTGCAGTTTCTGTAATTGTAGATGGTGCTGGAACATTCATTCCAATGTCTATTGAAGGAGAAGATGTTTTAACATGGGAATTAGAAACTATAATTGATTGTGATTATCCAGATAAATTCACCACTCTATACAAACATCAAGGTGGTAGAGGGCCATGGGCTTCTGTTAGAATACCAAACTTTAGTTCTGAGTATTACGAAGAAAAAGGAACTCATGAATTAGTTTTAGATGAGACTGCTGGTATTGTGAAGGCATATGAGGCAGTCACACAGTATTGTGGATGGGCTCCTATTGAAGCTGGTAAAACTATGGGACTATTTCCATACGGTAGTCAGAATTTAAAAATACCAGACATCTATACAAATTATGATGGTATGAGTGATTGGTCTACTACTAATAGAGATTTGATTGTGCCAACATATCCTAATGGTGCAGTTGTAAACAAAGGTAGATTTACCGAACTTAGAGATCCTGTAGATTTAAAACCAGAAGATGATCTAACTAAATTACAAAGTCGTAGAGACTTAGCATATGCCATTCAAACTGAGTCTGAACAAATGGTATTAGACTTGATTCGTAAGGCAGTTAAAATGACTGGAAAGAAAAACGTTGTTCTATCGGGTGGATATGGATTAAACTGTGTTGCAAACTATTGGTATCTTGAACAGTTGAAAGATGAGGGTATCAATCTATTTGTAGAACCAGTAAGTAATGATGCTGGAACTGCTATTGGTGCGGCATATCTACAGTATCAAAGAGTTAGTAAAAATACAAAACTGCATCCACCGATTAAAGACTTATACTATGGGCCAACATATGAATACGATAAAGAATATATTACAGACTTAGCAAGTTATTATAATGCGACAAGAATATATGAAGCAGATCATGAGGATGCAGTGGATCTTATTACGAGTAAAAATATTGTTGCATTGTTCCAAGGTAGATCAGAAGCAGGCCCTCGTGCATTAGGTAATAGGTCTATCATGTATGATCCTCGTGATCCAAAAGGAAAAGATCATGTAAACACCATCAAACGTCGTGAATATTTCAGACCTTTTGCTGGATCAATATTAAAAGAACATGTACATGAATGGTTTGATCTCCGTGGTATGGATGAGACACCATTTATGATGTATGCTGTCAGATGTCAAGAAGGGATTGAAGAAAAAATTCCAGCAATTATTCATGTAGATGATACATGTAGAATTCAAACAGTTACAGAAGATGTCAACCTCAATTACTACAATATAATTAAAAAGTTTTATGAGAAAACAGAATGTCCTATAATATTCAATACATCATTTAACTTGGGTGGTGAACCTCTTGTAGAGACTCTAGACGACGCTCTAAGGACTCTTGCAAATAGTTTGATAGAATATCTCTATTTGCCTGAGTATGGTCTTATGATCGAAATAAAGAACTAATGGGGAAAGTAAAAGATATAGTTATAGTAGGTGGTGGATCATCTGGATGGATGGCAGCTGCAGCAATATCAAGATGTAATGATGTTAAAGTAACCTTAGTAGATAAAGAAGTGCCGACTCCTTTAGGAGTAGGAGAAGCAACTCTTCTAAGTTTTGAAAAATTCATGGTAGAACAATGTGGATTTAATCCAAATGAGTTTCTTGCAGAGTTAGATGCTGGATTGAAGGCGGGGATATTATTTAAAGATTGGGGACATAAAGGAAATCAAATTTGGCTTCCATTTTATTGGTTGAATTATCCTTTTACTGATCCTCCAGTATCAATGGTTGATGCATGGTCTACTTCTCAGGACATAGATTTTAAGAAGTTAGAAGTTCTGTATCAATGTTCTATGGATAATATAATTGATAGAACACAAATAGGTGAAGGGTATGCCGTACATATTGATTGTATGAAGTTAATAAAATATATCAAAGAAAAAATATCTGATAGAATTACTTACGTTAATTCTTCTGTAAAAGCATATCTTGGTGGCAATACTTTATATCTTGAAAATGGAGATCAGATTGAAGCGGATTTATTTGTAGATTGTACTGGATTTAAGAGTATCCTTAAAAGGAAAAGAGATAGAGTAAATCTTTCGGATCGTCTGTATGTTGATACAGCAATTGCAGGGCCTATAGAATATGAAGATAAACATAATGAATTCAAACCATATACTACAACAACTGCCGTGTATGATGGTTGGATATGGAATACTCCTCTACAATCTAGAATAGGAACTGGATTAGTTTTCAATAGAAATATAACTTCAATAGATCAAGCAAAAGAATATTTCTGTAGTTTCTGGGATCAAAGAACAACTCCTGATAAACTGAAAGTAATTGATTGGACTCCATATTACGATACAAACCAATGGGAAGGAAAGGTAGTATCTATTGGATTGAGTGCTGGTTTTATAGAACCACTAGAAAGCACAGGTTTAGGTTTAATCATAGAAGGTATAAAGACTTTAAGTAAATTATTGAATGATGGATTCTGTAATCAATATGATATAAATTATTATAACAACCACATGACATTAGCTTATGAACAATGTGTAGATTACGTTAATTGTCATTATTCAAAGTCAAATATAAACAGTCCTTTCTGGGATTATGTTAGAGACAATTATAAAATGTCTGAGGCACAGGAAGTATTTTTAGATGAAATGTCATCAGAAAATAAAACTATTATGCCTGGCGGAAAAGGATTTATATTTGGAGTCGGTAATTGGATACACTGGTTGATACAGGCTGGTTATCCACTTGAACCAAGATCATGGATGCAACATGATAAGATGGACGAGTCGTTGAATCATCTTATACAATGTGAAGATAAGAAAATAGAACTCGGAACTGACCTTATGAATCACAATGAATTTGCAGATAGATTTTTATGAAGAAAGTAAATAAACTGGTCATAGTTGGTGGCGGTAGTGCTGGTTGGATAACTGCATCTTGGTTTAGTAGAAGATGGGGCAAGATGATAGATGTAACTATCATTGACAAATATCAACCAGAAAGAGTGGGTGTAGGAGAGGCGACACTTCTTAGTTTCCCAAGTGTAATGCAAAACATGGGATTTAAAGTTGAAGATTGGATAAACAGAATTGATGCAACATTTAAGGCTGGTATATTATTTCCAGGCTGGGGTAGAGAAGATAAAGTTATTTGGCATCCTTTTGGATTTACTAGCATCGGTGATAAGAAAGTTCCAATGTATGACATCTGGAGTAATTATCAGAGTAAATATGATGTAAAAAAAATATCTCCATTGTATAGAACTGCGATGGAAAATAAAATAGAAATAGATTATATAAAAGATACCTATGCCTATCAAATAGATTGTGGAAAATTAGTTACATTTTTACATGATAACTGTAATAAGATCTGTAATTATATTCAATCAGATGTCAAGACAGTAGTGAAAGTAGATGATAATGTTGAGAAAATTATTTTAGAAGATGGATCTGAGATAACGGCAGATTTATTCATAGACTGCACTGGTTGGAATCAACTACTCATTGGTAAAGAAAATAATATAGATTTAAGTGATAGGTTATTCATAGATGCCGCACTTGCTGGTAGAGTCAAGTATGATAATCCAGATAAGGAAATGCATCCATATACAGATTGTCAGGCGATGGAACATGGTTGGAGATGGAGAATACCTACAAGATCTAGAATAGGAACAGGATATTGTTTCAATAAAAATATAACAAGTCCAGATGAGGTAGCACAACAATTTTCAGAACACTGGAATGGTAGAATCAAACCAGAAGATATGAGATTGTTGGATTGGAAACCACAGATGCTTGATAAGTTCTGGAAAGGTAATGTAGTTTCTATAGGGTTGAGTGCTGGATTCATAGAACCATTAGAAAGCACTGGTCTTGCAATGATGATAAGAGGTTGTGAATACTTAGAAGAGTCATTATATGGATGTATTTACAACCCAGTGTTTGAACCTGATATTTACAATGTTAGAATGAAAGCATCATTTGAAACTGCTGTTGATTATGTAAATATGCACTATTCTCATTGTGAACGTAAAGGTAAGTTCTGGGATTATGTGAGGTTATCTCATGAGAAATCTGGTATGCAGATGCTGATGGAAGATCAAATATTAAATCCAGATCATGAAACACTACAGACTGATAAAATTAGTTCTTTCTTTGGAGGCACTAACTGGCATATATGGTTGTTACAGTTGATGCCAGAGATTACTAAGAAGACATATTGGTATCCCGACACAATTGATATTGTTTCTAGATTTGAAAAATATCTTGAAACACTAGATACTAATGTCAAGGAGGCAACCCCACAAAAAATATTATTGAAAGAGTGGTATGGAAATTAGAACTGTATGGTGTAATGGCACTTTTGATATACTACATCCAGGCCATATTGAACTGTTCAAAGTTGGAAAGTCTTTAGGAAATAAACTCATAGTCGCTACGGATACTGATGAAAAGATACGTCAAGATAAAGGTGCGTCTAAGCCCGTCAACAGTCTATGTGACAGAATTTGTATGTTACAGGCGATAAAGTATATTGATGATGTATTATATTTTGGTAACAGAAAAGAATTAGAGGGGTTGATAAAATTGTATTCACCTGATATACTGTTGTTAGGTGATGATTGGGAAGGAGGAGATGTGGTTGGTAAAGAATATGCCAGAGAAGTTAGATTTCTTCCTCGACTAAATTATTCAACAACTGATATTATAAAAAAAATTCGTGATTAGTGTATTAGTAGTAGGTGACAAATGCACAGACAAATATGTTTATGGTGAATGTAAACGTCTGAGTCCAGAACAACCTGTACCTGTTTTAGATCAAACTAAGATAGAGGAGAGACCAGGCATGGCTGCTAATACTGAGATGAATTTAAGATCATTTGGTGTTAACACTCTTCTACTTTCACAAAGAGAAGTCATAACTAAAACCAGATTTGTAGATACAAATAGTGGTTATCAGTTTATGCGTCTAGATGAAACACCAGAAGTGACTCCAATAACTTCTGCTGAAGTTAAGATGGGATTGATGCATATAAATCCTGATGCAATTGTTATTTCAGATTATGATAAAGGATACATTTCGGATGACAATTTGTGGTTACTATGTAATAATATTAACAGACCAGTGTTCGTAGACACTAAGAAGCGTAGACTTTTCCAGAAAGACAATGTATACTGGAAAATAAACAAAAAGGAATATGATGACCTTGTACAAGACCATCTACCTAACGATAACCATCTTATTGTCACTTTGGGGTCTGATGGTGCAAGCTGGAATGGTTTAATTTTTAAACCAGAACCTGTTAAAGTTTTTGATGTGTGTGGTGCTGGAGATACATTTATGGCATCTCTCGTGTATAAATTCTTAAAAACAAAGGACATGAGTTCATCTATAGAATTTGCAAATAAAGCTGCTGCAATATCTGTCACACACCCTGGCGCTTATCATCTGAATAAACAAGACATAAAATCAATAGGAGAATAGAATGGAAAAAATTAGTTCAAAAGATCTATTACATCATAGATTACAAGCATGGTTGAGAGAACATACATGTGAAGACATATCTTATATCGGTGAGAAGAAAAGTTTTAAATCAGGAGAGATGGAACACTTCTATAGAATAGGTGAACATGAAGTTCCTGTAGATGCTATTGAAAGTTTTGAAATGGAAGAAGTAGAGGGAGATGAAATAACATGAGATATTGTGTGGATATTGATGGCACTATCTGTAGTCCAACTGTAGGAAGGGATTACCACACCGCAGAGCCATGGAAGGATCGGATTGCTACCATAAATAAGTTGTA